ATCTATACGTATCGTCATTATCCCTTCCTCAACTCTTTAACGCTTGTTGCTGCTTTTAAAAATTTAACATTCACAATACCTTGCATTTCAAGTTCCCAAAGAGTAGCTTTAAATCCATCTGGTATTAATAATAATTCTTTGTTTTCTTGTACTTCTTTCACCATCACAAATCTACCATCCGCATATACTTTAACAATTAAATATTGAGTATCAGGATCATAAATTTGATTCTGATCAACATTTCTAACCCCAGGTACAAATGTAACTTCTGGCGGTACATCATATATAATTTCTATCACTTTCATTGAGCACGGAAAAGCCATACGAAACTGTTTTGATTTCCATGCCCAATCCCATAGTGCAGTAGTGCCGGGATTACCTATTGGTGGGTTCCATTGCATAACAGTTTTATTGTCTAATAATCCAAACAGTTGACCTGATAATTCATCAAAGTACATATTTCTAACTGGATTACCAAAATGTAAATAAGTAAACGGAACATTTTTATCTTGATGATCTATTGCCATACCACGTATCATAGCTCCATCAGGATCAATACTAGATAATCCATTACCTTTAATAAAAGCTATATAAGATATACCGTAATGCCCAGCAGCCCAATTCCAAGGTGTTAATGTATTGTGGAACTCTTTCTCATAAACATATTGTGTTACATTTATAGTACCAGAAGAGTTTAACAAAATAATGCCATTAGGTGAAGCATAGTAAGCACCTTCACCGGATGATACTATACTTCCTCTACCGATACATGGCTCATTCGATGATATTTTACCAATAGTCATCGTATCAGGAGTAACACCAGTAGCAATAGATGGTGCCCCTTCACACATTATATTTAATGATGCCCCATTTGCCGTAAGCCCCACAATCGGATAGTCCACTGTGAGAGCATATGAGGCAGGCCACGCATGGGGCAAGTAAGCTGCACTAAACCATATCTCACGTTTATTACTCCATCCTGCCGCTATACCATTTGCCATCATCACTACCCCCTGTAAATCATCAGGAGGAGCAGTGTAAAGTTCACTTGTTAATGGACTATTATTAACAATAGTTGTAGCTAATGCCGAATCAGTATAATTAATGGGAAATGGCCCCCAATCAAATTCATGCACTTGATAATATGATGCATTACCAGCACTATCAACAACAGTACGATACAACCGTACTTTAGTTAAATTTCGATTAGTCGTTATGCCAGCAGTAGGAGCAGGAATAGTTATTTGCCATGCACCAGTAGGATTACCAGTAGTATTTGTTGGTTGACTTGCTGGACCTTCTTCTCCATAAGCACTTACATATGTATAGACATACGCTCTATTTTCAATAGTATTAGCATCAAACTCAATTTGATCACCAGTTAATACACCAGCACCTTGAGCACCAGAACTCATAGTAACTTGTGAAGAACTAACAGCACTAACCGTTGGAGGAGTTGGTAACGCTATATTCACAAATTTAATTGCATCACCAGCTAACACACCGGCACTAGCCACATTTTGACTTAAAGTCACAGTAGTTGATGTAACAGCAGTCACTAATGTATTAAAAATAAGTGAGGGTGAATTTGAATAATCAATGACTGTCATACCAACTAAAACACCAGTAGTACTAGCAAAATGTAAAATATTACCACTCATAGTAGCAGCATTCGTAGCTATCCACACTGTAACATTAGTTAAATCAGCGATACCCATTCCTTCAGTGACGCCAGTAGTATCAGCAAAATGTAATACTGTATCACCATTAGGAGTAGGAGCACTTGCTGTTAATGTTACTGTCGATGGTGCTGCTGTAACTGTTGGTGGTTGTGCAGGTGTGGGTATACCAAGTAGCAATAAAGGGCCGAGTGTATCTGTATCAGGATCATACGTTCTATACATTGCAGTTGGTTTAGTAGTAGGCCAATCTGGATTAGGAGTAGGATTAGGACTTGGATCTTTTTTTCGATACTGATCAGATGGAAAAAAGTAATATCTATTCCATTGATCTCCAACAACAGGATTACGTATCGCGGACATGAACTCATCAGGGAATTCTAACCACTTTGAACCAGTTGCTGAAAAATCAGGAGGATTAGCATCAGTCTTTGGAATACGATATAATTGTTTAGTATCATCATAAACAACAGTGCAAACATGAATAGCGTGGCGAAAACCTCTAATGGCTCCTTTATAAAGCCATGTATTCATTGCATATTGTGCATTTCTATCCGGCAGCAAAAGAGCATCCCGAAGGGGCATCATGCCAGAAAAATCTTGAATAGTAATTACAGACATTTATTTAGTGTCCCCCTCACTATCGTTAGTGAGCTTCCTTTCCGCTCGGCGTCTATTTAATTCCACCAACCTCCTGCCTTCCTCCATTTCTCCTATAAGTTTAGCTTCTGCAAGTTTTATGCTCTCACGCCCACCATCTTGCTCGCGGCGTGTTTTCTCTGACAATATATCATCAGGTTCCTGTTGTGGTGTTGATGTGTTTTTGGGTCTAGGTGGTAGCGGCGTCATTCTCTCTTCCTCTTAGTGAGCTTCTAAAGTTGCAAGTCGTGCTTGTAAAGCTTGCACCTGCTCAGTTAGTTGTTGCACTGCTTTTATCAGCGTAGTAGTCAGTGCAAGTTCACGAAGATACGCTAAACTGGTTTTCTCTACACCACTATTATCATCATGATATGTAATAGGGGCAACATAAGCCATTGGAATGATTGGTTCAACTTCATCGGCAATTAACGCACAATCCCAACGATACGATGGCGCGTCATCAAGTAAATCAAATTTCATATCACATGATACAACATTAAGCGCATTAATCGCTGCAAGTGCATCATATGTTGACTTAGTAATATTTGACTTCAATCGACGATCTGATCCAACGGTACTCCATGAACGTTGCGTACCACCAGTTTCACTAGCGTATATATTACCGTTAGAATTATATCCCCATGAAGTAATATCACTTGTCGCACCACCAATTGTATACCCATATGGAACATAACATCCAGCTAATGCTCCATTATCTGAATAAGCAAAAAGTCCAAAATTATTTTGCCCCATACCAATATAGTGCGAACTACCAGAAATTTTCATTCCATAGTTTGAGTTCATTATAATAGCATTACCAATTGTTAAATTACCAGCAATACTGTTAGAACCACCAGTAACACCAAGATTACCCACAATAGAATGACTACCAGCGTTCCATAAATTACCACTTCCATCTAAAGTCATTAGCCCAGCATTAGCACCAACCCATGAACGTGCTCCGCCATTAGTATTAAAACTATCATACCAACCAGTTAAATATTGTTTAATGATTGCTGTACTACTTGGATAAACTTGATAAGTACCTACACCAAGATTAATATTAAGTGTAGCAGCTCGAAGTTGAGTACCAGCAGTAATAATACCATTATTTGAAAAATCACCACCACTACTAAAATAAAAAGCACCTGTCCAATTACCCATTGCCGATCCCGCTGGTGCTGACGGTGCTACTAATATCTGTGCTCCTGCATTATATGTTCCAAAATATGCACCACAGCCAGTACCAATATAGCTCCATCCATTTGTTGCATTTGACTGATAAATATTTGAAGTACAGTACGCAGCCTCAAGACCATTAGCAAAAACTGAAGTTGCACCACCAACAGCATTACCTGGAATGGGTACACTACCAAATGCTGTTATACCACGAGAACGATCAATTAAAAATGGTATGTCAATAAGCGTTCCAGCATCATTATAACGATAAATACTAAAATTAGAACCAATATTATTAGCTCCTGTTTCAGCAGTCGCATCTCCCAATTCAATCGCCCAACGTGCATTGGCTCCAGTATATCCAGCAACTTGATTGAATTGACCAGAACCACTTTTTTGTAATGCAACATTTGCCCAGCCACTAGTAGGTTTAAGTAACAATTGTGAGTTTGTAGCGGGTGCAATAGCTAGAAGTCCAGTTAACGTACCACCAGTTAACGGTAAATATGGAGTTGTAGCAAGATCGGCAGCAGTTGCAACTCTATTCCAATTAGTAGCATTAAATGCACCAGCAGTAATAGCAACTTTAGAGACTGAAATATTACCATCTGGTGTAATAGCCCACGCACCTATATTATAATTAGCATTCGTAGAAAAAATACGCACTGCCACTAAATCCTGTGGTGATTGTGACGCATCAATCATTCCAATTTGTAAATCGGCAAAATTAACATAAAGTTCTCCCGGTTGTCTTGTACCAACAGCCGGACGATTATGTGAAACCGAGGAGCGGAGGGTTTGAACACGTTGTGGCATGGCTATCTAGCCTCACTATAGTTAGTAAGTACCACAGTCAATATTGGCTGCGGCTATTTGAGTACTTATTGTACTATTTACCCAACTCGTAGATGGTATTGTACTATCGTTACTAGAAGGCGAAACTGCATTGTTTACAGTGCCGCTCCCTACAGATAAAGTTGTTGCGGTAACTAAACCTGTTACAGTAAGTGGTCCAGTCAACGTACCACCTATTAATGGCAAATAACTACCTATCTTACCATCAACATATTGCTTGGTTGCTGAACCTAAAGGTACGGTTGGATCAGCATGAAGAGTTAAATCACCAGTTAAAGCCCCACCAGATAACAGTAAATAATTAGTTACTGCGGTATCAACGTATTGTTTAGTTGCTGCGCCTAATGGTGGTACTGGATTGCCAGCAAGCACTAATGCACCAGTTAAAGCTCCACCAGATAACGGTAAAGCATTAACCCAAGAAGTTGTACTCCCTTGCCGTCCATATATCCCACCGTCATCTGGTGCTTCTGGAAATGCAGATGATCCTAAATCTATCCAAGCAACAGAAGAAGAAGCTACACCAACATAAACCCATATATGTTGATCTACTGTATAAAATAATCCTTGACCGATACTCATTTGAATAGTTGTAGCAGGATTACCCGAACTATCCCAATTAGCCGGAATAACACCATTTAAAGGTAATTGATCAGGGGTGTGATTAGTGAACGAACTCATTACTGTAACTGATTGACCGGGGGGACCAACAGGACCAGTTGGTCCCGATGGACCTGCATCACCTTGTGGTCCTGTTGGTCCTGCCGGTCCTATTGGTCCAACATTTCCTGTTTGGCCTTGCGGTCCTGCTGGTCCAGTTGCACCCTGTAAACCTTGATCTCCTTGTAAACCGGGTGGTCCTGCTGGTCCTATCGGTCCTGCTGGTCCAGTATCTCCTTGTAAGGGATGCCATTGTGCATTTAGACCATCTGTCACATATTCTTGAAATAATCCATCAACAGGATTGTACCAAATATCAAAAACATTAGCTCCTTGTGGTGCAGTCGATGAAACATAATATGTTGGAGATGCATTTATAAACACCATACTATCAGGATTTTCAAATGTAGCAAGATTATCTATTGGTGTAGCAACTGCTTGACACCCACATTGACTTCCATCACTAAGTATAGTGACAACTAAATTGTCTGTTCGCACAGAACCACCTTTTAATTTCGCAATAACAGAAATTGTGTATGTTTGATCGAATGCACCACCAGTAATGAAAAAAGATAATTGAGTGCTCGTTTCATCTATTTCAGCATTAACAATACCAAATCGCGGACTAGTCCCATTATCTATAAGAAAAGCAAAATTCTCAACTATAGCTATAGGAAGGAGTTTAACATAATCCACAATAACATGTATTTGTGAATTGATAGGTTTAATGATTGAACCAAGACTAAAACTATTGTTAGCATAAAAATATGTCTGAGTATTGAACTGATTAAAAGGAATTGGATACTGTCCCATATCTATCTCCTAGTGCTGATACCAAACAATAAATGAATAACTATCGGCACGAGGAACTTGTGCAAATTGCACTTGATCAGCAAAAGCAACATAGTCTACATCAGGTTGCTGAATAACTCCATCAAGAGATACCACTAAATCAGTTGATGCTAATACGTTTACTGAATTTGAATTTAAATCAACTAATGTAAATAAAGAGTTTATGCCATCAAAAACAATATGTTTTAACCGCATAGTTTGAAATGTCAATGGAGTAGATGGAGCAGTAGTAACCATTGCCTGCCACCAAAAATTAGTTCCATCTGTAATATATTTATATAAAACACGCGACTCGGGATTAAACCATTCATCTAATACATTTACTCCTGTTGGCGTTATTGAAGAGACAATAAATTTTATAGCAGAATTAATATAAACCACTCCACCACTAGTAGTGTAATTAGCTTCATTATGCACAGTTGATAATGGTTCACATTCACAACCTATTGACGGAACGTCAATTGTGATTGTATCTATTCGTGTTATAGTGCCAGATAAAGAAATAGATAACACATATTTTTGTCCAGCAATACCACCAGATAAAATAAAATCTAAATAATTCTCTGTTTGATTATAATAAGATGATGTAACTGCTAATAAAGGGTTACTGCCAATATCAACAGTAAAATCAACAGATACATCACCGGGAGGAATTGTCAATGCTGAATAATCAATTCTGCACATAATTTGAGAAGTTGCATCTTTAGTATATTCTCCAATATCTGTATCAAGAGGGTCAGCATAAAAATATGCAACCCTATTATATTTGCCGACCTGTTCGACCTGACCCATTTTCAAAACTCACTATCGTTAGTGACTAACTTCGCGCACTCTCTAACGCTTCAACCCGTGCCGTAAGTTGCTGCACCGCTTTAATCAACGTGTTAACAAGGGGCAACAGATCAAGGCTGTCATAATAAGTCGCATCGGGCATATCCGGGTCTTTAACCGGATGAACTACCGCATGTGGAATAACTTTCTCGACTTCATCAGCAATCAAAGCACAGTCCCAATGACGCTTGGTGTTCTCTAGTTCACCGGGAATGTGATAGTCACAAGAAACAACGTTGAGCCGCTTGATGAGGTTAAGTGCGTCAATCGATGCAGTCTTAATTTTTGATTTAAGCTTTCGATCTGAGGCGGCAATAGTCCAAACATAAGAAATCGTTGAAGTATTCCACATTTGACAAGTTGTGCCGTTGTGGCCCCATTGAATAATGTTGGTAAGTCCAGCATTACCAAATGGTATGTATCCACCTCCTAACGCCGATCCACCTAACTGAGCCGACAATCCTTGCCCGCCACCCGTAACAGTCGTTACCCACAGACCAATAGGAGTGTTATTCCTGTATGAAACACCAGTCCCCATAGAACTGAAAACATTCGCCGTAGTCACCCATCCGTTTGAACGGCTAATGGAAAATGGCTGATCTATATACGCTCCAGCATCACTGTAACGGTTAATAATAAAGTTTGAACCAGCGTTTGATCCACCTTCAGCCGCAGCATCGCCAAGACCCATGATCCAACGTTGTGAGCTATTAGTGAAACCATATATGTAATTACCTCTGCCTGATGCAAGCTTATTAAGGTACATCGCTGCATCAACACCAGCAGGAGGTTGGCTAGCTACGACGCTCCCACTTGTAACATTCCCAGTTACCGTCATCCCGCCGCTAAACGTCGCATACGCATCACTTCGCCTGATTGAAAACGAAGTATCAACTGCCGATCCAGCGTCATTGTAACGAACTATGCCAAAATCTGAACCAACATTGCTGCCGCTCTCTGCTGCTGTGTCGCCAAGTCGTATTGACCATCGCGCAGCGACATTGTTATAGCCAGTCAGTTGCACCATTTTGCCAGAACCGGCTTTATTGAACGCCATCGAAGCGTTGCCCGCCGTTCCAGCACCCGCCAAAGTAGACAAATTGGTCGCGCCATATCCATTGACGATGATAAGACCGGATATACGGTTAATCGTAAATGGCGTGTCAAGCAGCGCGCCCCCATCAGTGTACGATTGAAGCGAGAAATTGGACCCAGTGTTCGACCCACTTTCAGTAACACTATCACCAAGATTTATTACCCAACGATTCGATCCTGCCATTGATCCATGTATTGTAGAACTTTGACCTGATGCTGACTTATTTAAAGTTAAATCAGGCGATGATGCAGAAATTGCAAGATTACCAGTCATCGTATCGCCAGTATCGGCAACACGTGAAGTATCCGTTGGATGAACGTGATCCTCTCGCGAGAAATTTGTACTTGTTCCTACTGCTGCTGTCCCATCCATTAATGGCGGTACAGTTGATGGTGAGCCTGCTCCTGCCGGACCTTGTGGACCTGTATCGCCAGTATCACCTTTTGGTCCCTGTGGTCCAATTGGTCCTACTGGACCGGGAACTGTACTATCAGCACCTGCCGGACCTGTTGCACCAGTTGCGCCAGTTGCGCCAGTTGCGCCAGTTGCGCCAGTATCACCTTTTGGCCCTTGTGGACCTGTTGAGCCGGGATTACCTTGTGGACCCTGCGGACCTGTTGGACCCGGCACACCAGCATGTGCGTCAACGTATTCTTTAGTGGCGGCACCAAAAGGCGAAGTCGGGTCACTATTTAAAGTGAGCGGGCCAGTTAGAGTACCACCAGATATAGGTAAATAATTAGAAAGAGCTGCACTAGTAGACGCAACTAAATTGCTATGATCTTTACCAGTAGCAAAAATTTGCGAAGCTTTTGTTAATGTTTGATCAGTCGCCGCATTGATGTTAATAGTTAATAACTGAACACATTGTCTCAATGCCAACACAGACTGATAAATACTATCAGTTGTGTTTGCTGGTAATGGTACTGATGGATACGGTGTTCCCATTTATACCGCCTTATGTTTAGAAGCAGTAACAAACGTTTGTGGATACACCCATCTTTGTCCACTATAAGTAAACATATGTCTGCTTTCAGTGCGAGCAATTCCAACCCCTTCATGAAATTTACGCATGTTGTATTGTGCTATTTGTGGTGAGCTATAAGATTTATTAGGCTGTAACATTAACTTGGCAATAACACCATGAGCTATATATTCAAAATATTTTTCAATGATCCAATCTGGAATTGTATCTGGCAAACCACGTGCATCAGTTGGATCGGCAACAGACATGGATAAAGTTGCAACCCATGTTTCATTAGCACCGGGGTTCCAGAGTATACGCAGAATAGGGCATTTTGTACCAGCATTTAATAATCCACCATCTCTCGGTATACGTGGATAAGGGTTTTGAGTTTCCCTATCCGGTATGACTGACGGATGTTGAATAAACTGCGGAGGGTCATTAAGAATATACTGAACAGGTTGAAATGGTGCATATTGTGGTTTTTCTAATGCCATCAAACGCATAACTATAGCATTTTGGCATGTGTTAAGTATATAATCATTTGTCATCGGTATAACATAAACAGGCAATTCAAATAACCAAATATTTGTGCGGCGAAGAAATTCACGCAATGTACTAAACAACACTTTACGTATAATACCATCCGTTACGCCTGGACAGTCTATGCGTGCCGTATCTAGTAATCTAACTAAACTTGTCGATACACTCATTCACATGCTCATGTCTGAGGTTGTGTCAATCGTTGCATAACTTTAGCCATAAACGCAACTGCACGTTGATCTTGTGTATCCTCCACATCCAATAATTGTAAGTGACCACCCATATAAAAAATTACAGGATCATTAAATCTTGATGGTATCGGCACTAATGTACCATTTAACGGATCATAATTATTGCTACCATCAAAAGCAATATCAGAAACAGTATAATATGCTGGAATAAAACCATCATCTAAATCATTCGGTTGCACTCTTTGTTGGTATTTCAAATCTAAAAATATATCCGGCCTTATACGTTGTATTTCTTGTAACGCAACATTTAACGAATCAATTATTTGATCATCAGTATATCTATATGGTTGTATTTTATCCTGCATACGATTACGTATAGAGGTAACATAAGATGTGACTGTATTATAAATTTGCGGCACGGTCACTATCCTTAGTGAGAGGCGCACCCCCGGCCAAGTATGCGGCTTTAGCCGAGGGTGCCTCCAACCCGTTACCCTTAAGCGCCGGGAACCTGTGTGACAATAGCTTGCGCTAAAGCCTCACTCTGCCCAACTGGGATAACAGGATTACTCGCAAGCACTTGTCTGCCGTACACCTGCAAACCACGCAGGATTTGACCGAAAGTACGCTCTGAACGGATTGTCTCAACGTTGGTCAACTGTGACGCAAACGTTAAAGCATGAGCATGACCAGCATAAATCGGCCAGTTACCAGCAGACAAACCTGAACCAGCACTAGCATTACCCGGTAACAAGTTCGATGCATAGATAGTGAAACGGTCAACTTGACCAAACCGACCATTACGAAGAATAGAAGTTTGATCACCTGACACGAACACTTCACGCAGTTCAGAACGTTTGAGTTGGAATGTAGACCATGTAGGCATCACAATCCAACGTCCCGTTTCAGGAATATTTTGCTCATCAAGTGTCTGGCCAAGACGTAAAATAACGTCAATGATCTCAACCTGATTGGTTGCTGGATTACGACCAACAGTAGCAAGTGGTGCCGCATTCGTTCCAAGATTGATATTCTGCGAAATAACACCCGCTTGAGCACCACAATTCGCTCCTGCCGTTGGAACGGTGGGTGTGCCACCAGTACCAAGGAAAGCTTTATTCAGGATGAATAAAAGCACGTCAGTATCAACTGCAATCTTCATCTGCTCCGACGCATCATCGGCCCAAATGCTAAGATTGTTAATGTCTGATTGCTTTTCCATCACATCGTCAAGGATCGTAGCAAAGTACTTACCTTGATCAATGTACAACTCAGTGAAATTGCCGACAGGACGCTGTAGCGACAAATCAGCATTCACAAGATAATTATTGATGACAATCGTTGGTTTTTGGCGAATTTTAACTCTATCGCCATAGCTTTTGATTTCACCCTCATAGTCGGTATTGCTGATTGCTGCAAGAACAGTAGCAGCATAAAACTTCTCAATCAGCTTACCCGACCATAGTTCAGGGATAAAACCAGCATTTACATAGTCAGGACTTGAACCAGTGTTGTTGGGAGGATTGTAGATAGGAGGGGTTGTGCCGGAACCGGCAAGTGGCATACCAGCCATTTGATCGCCTCATTGCGTCAGGTGTTAAGGACTAACGCTAACGAATGCGACCTTCTCTAGCAGCAGCGAATAACTGTGCCTCGACGGCCGCCTTATCAGCGTCACGGCCCTTATATACGCCTCTGGTCACATCGGTATAAAACCGATTGATGTCATTATGCGTATAATAAGGTTGATCTGGGGGCACAGGAGGCTGCCCAGACTTTGCCCGACCCGGCGCTGCAAGGCTTTGTAGTTCAAACTGTGGGGGTGGCGAACGGTCTACACCATTACCATTGCCCGCAGATGGTTGCAAATTCCCAGCAGGGTTTACGGCGGCTCTCTCACTTCTATAACCTTTTATGATATTAAGTACACGGGAAGCTTCATTATTCCGGTGCGCTTCATCCAAAAGGTCTTTACGCACTCGACCTGAAAATGGATCAACCATTCCAAGCCAACGCACGAACTCTTGATCGTGATTAGTAACTTCCCAGTCGGGTAGTTCCCTATCAAGAATATCGTAAAAACGCCCTGTAGCATCTTGAGTGACAACGTTGCGAACGCCACCAACTTGTGCTTTGAGCTGTGCATTTTCTGCTATTAATTGATTGACAACAGTGTTAAGTCTTACAATATCTGGACCCACAATCTCCATAGTTCTTCGACCCATTACATCAAGCAATTCATCACCATACTCTTGTCGTTCTGTATCTGATAATAATTTAGGTTTAGCAACTGGCTGACCAGTACCGAAACGAGTATCACTAGAAGGTGGACCAGTCGGAGCCGGAGGAGGAGTAGGTGGACCAGCAGACATAGCAAGCAAACGTTGTAACTCTGAAATCTGCTGCGCTTGCTGTCTAGCACGTTGTTCGGCGGCATCGAGCCGCCCTTTCGTAGAATTGTATCGATGTTCCCAACCGGGGTCTTGCGGTGGACCTTCCGAAATGTCACTAACATTAGTGAGCGACTGATTTTGCGGTGGTGGGGGTGCCCTCATTGAAGCAGCAATTTCATTCGCCCTAGCAGCCGCATCCTGTACCTGTTGAGGTACTTTCACATTAGGGTCAGAACGTATTTGTTCGTTCACAACATAACCTCTTTATTTCTTTTCCTTGTCCATCATCTTTCTAACTATAGCCTCAATGTTTACAATCTCATCTCTCAATTCTCGCATATGCCTAACCATACCAATAGCTATTAATGCATCATTAGTAGGAGCACTCGTAATCACCCTCTCCATTTGATCCCACGTATAATTAGTTAAAGCATTCACAAAAGCCGTCCATACTTCAGGAGGAGTGGTTTTAGAGACTGTAAAAAGTGCCCTAAGATAATCCTCCCTTGGTGTCACAGTTCACCCGACGGCCATTGCGCTACGATACGAGGTTGAGCAATATTCTCCCTCGATGAACCAGTAGTCTTTATACGTTCAAGTGTTTGACCGATTGTATGATTTGGATCAGTTTTATCTCCCTCATAAGCAGCATGTTTGTCTTTACAATAATTTTGATTTATTCGTCTCTGCTCACGAGAGCCACCAGTAATAGTAGTGAAGCCCCATAAATCGGCCAATTGCTCTCTTTTACCACCAGCACCATAATCGTGAATGCCAACATCCGTATCGCCATACACCTTAGCATCTTTAGTCTGTTCAGATTTTTTATCCATCCTTCCCTCCTAGCTCTCCTATGATTTTATTTATAGTTTGAGAAATATTACGACAAACAGGCACAAATGCATGATAATCCATATTATAACCTAACTCTGGCACATGTTCAACATTAAAACCAGTATCAATTATTATACTATTCAAAACAATAATGCACGGACGTAAATACGTTAATGGCATTCGTTCATCACAATTAGCTTGACTCGGCACTAGAACGGGTTGTGCTTCAAGTCCAAAATAAAATTCATTAAGCTCATTAATTTTATTGCAAATATCCATTACTATTTTTGTACGCGCAGATATACCACAATCACTATGAATAGTGATCTCAAACGGCGGTGGAAAATTTCTAAGAGTATAATTCATGGCACCATAACGGCATTACTGGTAGATGGTGTACTTGCCCCCGCCGCTGTATTTGCAGTAACCTGACAAGACAGCGCGTGACCTCCTTGATCAGCAGCTACCACAGTATGAGTACTTGCAGTTTGCCCACTGATAGCTACACCATCACGTAACCATTGATAAGCATAGGTAGCACCAGAAGCATTCAACCACGTACCAGTGGTCACGCTCAATATACTACCTACTATTGGAGGAGTAGCATTACTATTAGCATATGGAGCAGTTACATTTTCAGCTTTAGCTGCTCCTGCTGCTGCCGATATTTCATTAATTGCCGATATAAAACCAGAATAATCTAAACTCGTTAATAATGGTAATGATAAAGCGGCACGACAATAATTAATATATTTTAAATAAGTGCGTGAACTGTTTGATGTGCTTTGATCAGGAACTTGATTAGCTGGCAACCCTAAATCTTCGCACACTGTTCGTATAGCGGACAATCGATTGTTAAAATCAATCGCAGGGCGCATAGCAAGAGCCATGTTACTCTCCTTTTATCCCTATGCACTAATCCTGTATTTTACCCCTCTTGCGATTGTTTTCCGCTCACAAAAGGCGTCATCTTGCCAGCATGGCCTTTACCAAACATGTGACCTGATCCACCTTCGGCATATCGTACATCTTTACCGTAAGAACCTTCACCCTTACGCTCGGCTTTCTGACCAGAAGAACCACCGTTACTATCTTTACCGGATTGCCCTGCCGTGGAAGGGTGGGCCGTACCACGATCAAACATATGCCCTGATCCACCTTGAGCAAAGAAGCCCGGATCACTAGAACGTTTTTCCACCTTACCCATCACAGTCTCCTATTAGCAATTGTCGCCACCGGCACGAACACGGGCTTTAACTTCGCCGCCCATAGCGTATTTCGTACTACCTCTATCCTCTTTCTTTTCAAACGCTTTACTTTCTGTGCGTTCTTCGGCTTTACTCCCTTCTACCAAACCACCTCTGGCGTGTTTAACAACACCACCTTTTTTAACACCCATCGGACCCGGCATAGGCCCAGCAGGACCGGGACCACCTAAGCCGCCGGGAGGACCAATAGGAGCAGAAGCCATACGAGTTGGAGCAGAACTAGGTTTCTTCCCCGGTCCACCCATCTTAAGTGATCCCGGTCCTTTACCACCACGTTTTGCCATCGTACCGCTCCGTTGTTTGGCCCCGAACATCACTTCTCACTATCGATAGTGAGGCGGAGCCTCACCACTAACAAAGCGAGTGGCCCCTGTTCGATGAGGCCGAACGCTGGCACTAATTTTCTCCAGCCGCCACCGCAGTTTAAGCACCGGGGGTTATGGCGCAAGGATTGCGGCTCCATCTGTTAACCAACTCCTCCTGCAATAGCTCCAACGTTGTTAATCATTGGACCTTGTTGATTGTTTGCTGGTGGACCTGCTTGACCACCTTGCGCTTGTGCCCCCGGTGACGGTTGTTCAGGTGGTTGTTGTTGATGACCCGGAACACCTTGCTGTGCAGCCATCGCCGCCGCAGCTTTCTGTTGCGCTTCAAGTTGGTCATCACTTGGAACAATGTCCGCTCCCGGCAGACCAAGTTTATCTGATACTGCTCTAAGTACTGAGGCCCGACCCTTTGGCCCAATAATCTGCATATCAATAGGATTAGCTGTAAGTTGTAAGAACTCAAGCTGACGCGAACGTTCGGTTTCACGTTGTACGGCAACAGCAACTCCTAATACCTTAATTGTTTCATCACCAGTAAGCAAACCTGATTTATCATATAACATGAGCATATCATAAAGCCCCTCCATTACTTTAGATATAATATCTCGATCAATATTAGCTGCAACAGTTTGAAGTATTTTTGCGGAGTTCTGCATTAACATACTTAAACCACTAGCAGTTCTACCAATACCCGCAGTAGGCGTACCAGTCATAAATTTTGGTATGGCACTTATCTCATCTGCTAATTGTGAGAATGACTGGTATACAGAAAGAAGTTCTTGAGCGTTAGAAGCGGGATTAAAGAATGAAATCGCAGGCTCGGTGTTGTTGCCAAATGGATCAGATTTAACGTGCCATCTCTTCCACGGATACATATCCTCCCCATCTTCACCATCCGATAGTCTATCATCATTCACTACAACTTGTGGACCGGAGGAGATGGAAAGGTTATTAACAAGTGACCGGAGAGTAGCATTAGCGACAGTTGTAATATCAGTAAGAATATCAGGAAGCCCATTACCAACAGGAGTGCCGGGAACTTTTTCAAATGATGTAACATAATATTGGTGTCTCTTACGTGGTGAAGGAGTTAATTGTGCTTTAATAACATGTGAACCAATTAACCAAGCCTGTATATGATAATCTCTTGATGGGTCAGTTATTTGTAATGGACTAAATCCTATATCAACTAAATGATTACCTTGTACATTACCTTGAAACTGCAAACAAGAAATCATACCTGATTGATTAAATCTAGGATCTTCCCTACTCTCCAAGATAGCACGAGGTTGGTCTGTTTGGTCCCACGTATCGACAAGACCACCAGACCCGTACTCATCAAGAACGGCACGTACTTCATCCGTGTCGAAACCGGGCATATCAAGTAAATCGTTGATTTCTGCACGGGTAAGACGCATACGCTCAATGACATTTGCGTTCTCAATATCCGAAACGCCCGGAGTCCAATATATATCAAATGGCGAAACACGTTCCCAACACAAGATTGGTTTATTCGTGACGATAGGTTGTCTTTGACCACCAACACGAGGGCGAGTTTGTCCTCGCGCACCCATAGCTTGTTGCACTTTAAAGTCAGGAGAGTTTGGATTAGGAGGAGCATTATCCAAAAGACCGGGAGTTGGGCTAGGAGTTTGTGCCCATTCAACATTCGTTTTAATTCTTACTACTGGCCCCTTCATAACACAATAAGGAAATAACGGCACATCAACTAAACACTCGGCAAGCGCAGTATAGAACCCACCTTCATTAAGTATCTCTTGTATTTTCTCTTCTGCTATTTTAGTTTGTTGAGCACACTTCTTCTTTGCAGCCTCTCTAGCCGCCTCCTCAAGCATAAGTATTCTGTCTCGGATAGCATTTGCGTCAGGTATAGGTGGAGGAGGTGGCGGCTCTGGTGGTAATGAAGATTGGACTTGAGCGGCCGTTTGTCCTGTTTGTTGTCCATATGCATGAACCTGCGCTACAGCATGATAGTGCGCGGCGGTTTGCATAAGAGCTTGGTAGTGAGCTTGAGTAACTTCTTGGAGTTCTGAATGAACTAACGTCTGAATAGATTGAATTATTTCATCTGGAATAGGTGGATCGGTATCTGGCTCTAATCCCCACGGACGTTCTGGACCTAAATACACGTCTCTTAGTAAACTAGTTGTACCTCTACACTTCATAGAAATAAGTCTAGCATAAACTTCTGACCCTCCAAATTTCTTAATAGCCAAAATCTGTTCTGGTTCATATTCACCATTAAACGCTCTTAATGCCCTAAGTAATCGATAGCTCCAACCAGAACTTGCAGTGTCCCGATGGCGTCTCATTATCATCCATTGATCCCATATATATCCAGACAAGCCGGACATATTAGGTGTTCTGCGGGGTGGATATGCAGTAGGACGTTGGGCTGCTGCCGCATCAAACTGTGCAGCAGTATCATTAGCGCCCACTACTCTGAATGGCACCATTGGCGGCATTACGCACGCCCTAAAACATTTTTAGTGGTGCCGCATACTCCACTTTATAGCATAAACTATAAAAAAATATAGTCAATAGGATTTAAAAAACAACTTAAAATTTATTTTTATTTATTGTTTTTATAAGTTATTTTTAGTGATTTCTTTCAATAATTCATCGTTAGTATCAACTAGTTGATCCTCAGAAAATATATGCAACATACCTTCGTAATCAGGATGAATAGCCTCAACAACATACCGTATTTCATTTTTACGAGTATATACAATACCTATAACCATACCTGGATATTTATATCCCTTACATTTATGAACGTAAGAAAACTTCCTAAATTTTGGTTCACTCATCCCCAACTCCCACAAATCGCCCCGGAGAATAATTGTCCTCCATATCAGCCTCCCATTCACTCTCTACAAGCTCATGGTCAATCACCTTCTCACTATTGATAGTGACTGTCGGCACACCGGCACCAATGTTAATCTCTAGTCTAAAACTCCTATCTGATGTATGTAATGGATCATGAATATCCAATTGACCTATCTTACTAATAGCTTTAAATGCTTCAACCCTGGCACTCAGTGGTTCATTAATATCTGTCATACTTTGAAACATATACGGTAGACCTTCTTCAACTGCCCATTGAGACTTGAGACGTATACGCTTAGAAGTATTAGTTGCACCGTTCCACTCTGCCATTAATTGTCTTAATATACGTTGAAACGTAGGATTTTGAGCTATTTGTTCATAACTCTCCTGTGTCAAACTTAATGACTTGAGTATATTCTCGCGTGTTTGATATGCTTGTACTATCTCAAGTGCAAGCGAGTGAAACAGTTTGACCTGTTTATCACTCAGAGGTATCGCTACCTTTTTCACGCACTTTCCTCCGTACTATGCTATCGAGCGCATCCCCAATAGTTGATGGTTGTGTTGGTGTCATACTCGGCACGCTAAACAAGTCGGGTTTACCTTTTGGGCCAAGTAATGTCCCAGCTTCTTCATTCTCTTTATATTTACGATATATAAACCCCCAAATGTCAGGTTGCTTACCCACAAGATCAGAATAGTTTTTACTCCAATGGCCGTTATATGGGTCAATGAACCCCAATAGTTTAACAGGATTATTACAATCCCAAAACTTATACCCACTCTCCCAAATCTCCTTCATCATCGGACCCATTGGGAAATCATACTCGTTTGCTAGTGTAGAGGGTTTATTTGTCTCAGTATTATATTTAACCCCCCACAAACTATCAATAAATTCACCCACATCTTCATATCCGGCAGCAGCACAAGCGTCAGTGATTTTACCCAACAACTCAGCACGTCTTGCCTCTACCATAAGTCGGCGCATGATATTCAGAAACTCGTTCTTGGTCATTGCTCTCTTCCTCTTCACGCATGTCAGCAGCGTTATGGACTACATTACCGTTTTTTTCAACTCTTGGGTTACACCAACACTCTTTACCACGAACATGAGGTTGTAAATCATCAAGTGGTACAATATCAATGAATACCCCCCAGTATTTACTTTTAGTCACTATGTTGGCTCACTATAGTTAGTTAGCGATCTCCCAATCCTCCGCCAGCAAGTCAGCCTGTGAACAAAGCCACGGCACAACGTAACCCTGCGCCGTCATCATGTCCACATGCCCATGATAGTCAACTTCCTTGCCGACAAGCTCGGGACACGCCTTGCCCATCGGCTTGTCGGCGTCAACCTTGAACCGAGACCCCGGCACGAGGAACAGATACATCCCCTTGCCGTTCCATCCCTTACGTCGAACGCGCGCACCGTGACGTAGTTCATCGATAGCAGCACCAATATCATGCATTGTTCTCTCCTCTTTACCGAGTATACTGTCACATAACATTTGCCAATGCACCCACTCTAAATTACAATACCTACATAATGTATCACTCATTTTTATTCTCTATACGTACATGCGCGCGTTCTTTTGATATATCGCGCATGTATTCACTTTCATATATTTGGCATACCTCCTTGCCCTCCCACGCATTCATAAACTCAGTTGGTAAATGCATTGTTCTGCCATTAATGTATATTGATATATACCAATATTTAAACTCATTTACATCTTGCCGCTTCACTACATAGTGCGCGCCACTCTTACCTTTGGCGCGATAGTATCTAAATTGACCAGTATCTAGTTTCACAATACCACTTGCCCAATTAAGTCTATCACCCCATACTACATTTACATCATTCCCTTCACTGTCAGTCCCAATAATTTTAGTGTTCATTGGCATAGGTACTACTCCTACTCGTATGTGCGTGTGCGCAAACACGCGACACGTTTTCAATCTCTCCCGAACCCTAATCGTCTAAGTACCAATACAACACACATAAACACAATAACAAATATGGCAACCACTCCAGCATCGTGTATCACACTCATAGTTTTTATGCAGCTTTACCGAACTTACGTTGAAAATACTTACACCACCCATTAATATTAATTATACCAACTACCTTGTCGCATGTGCCAGAGCCATTGTGATCTGATACGCTAAAGTGTGTACATAGCCCACATCGCTCTTTCATATTACTCGCCTGATTAGTGTACTGCGCTTCAACTTTAGTTGCCTTCGGTATCAGTGCCATGTCCATTATCCCCAAGTGTGCGCTCATACGAGTATATACATCACACAATTCCTTAGTAAAGTATATATGCTCACGTGTAATGAGCACATGTATACGCATTATTAATACACTTAATATGGTCATACCTATAGCAACTACGACCATGAACAACACAAACTCACTATTGTTAGTGATATTACTAGTAGTGCTACTGCCCATCCATCACTCCTCTAATGTTATTATATACATCAACACCACTAAACGTATAAACAGCCATCATAACTATCGAACCGGCAGCAAATAATAACAATATGACCAATAACACAGTTACGAACCACTCAATAGGTTCGATACTCATTTTATAACTCGCACAAGTGTACGTAGTGCGAGCATGTATTAGGTCCACGCACGTACAGGCATATGGCCGCGCCTCTCCCGCGCCTCACGCCTACGTATCTCACTACGAGTGTTACCCTCTACCCACTCATATGCACCGGCACTGCGCGCCACCAAACACGCATATTGTAGAGCATCACATATATGCGAGCTTTCATTTTTATCAGGTACGGGTTTAGATTGCCCTTGTTTAGTTTTACTGTACCTGTACCCACCATTGAGTGCTGCAATCAAATTAGGGCACCCATACTCACTAATGAGCAGGGCAGGGCCGCCATCTACACTGGCACCAAGGAAATACTCAACAGCTTGTATACGTAACTCAATGTCATTAGTAGGTGCGGGAAACGCATACTTGAACCCAAGGTTATTAAGTACTTTAAAATTATTAATTTCAAAATTATCAGGTCTATACTCACCACTTGGATCACCAATGATCACTATTGGTTTACTTATATACAACGGGTCCATTAATGCCGGTCGAAGTGTACTTTTGACATGTAGCACAATACCCACATCCTCGGCAGGGCACTCTTTAAGCACAAGTAACCTACCACGATGGTCAACCTGTGTAATAATGCTCCACGGGTTCCTCCCAAAGTCCTGACCTATTAATAACATTTTATTGGATACAGGTTCGACATTAGGAACGCAATGGTAACGACGAGTAAAAGTACTAGCAAACACAGCCGTTCCACTTGGGTCGCGTCCATACTCCGCATCAACATAACGACGTACCCAATCTTGGTTCTTGGTTTGTGCGGCACGAGCATAATACTCTTTCCCACGTGCTATTCGATCAGGATGATCCTCCGGCAAGAGGATAGATTGTGCGTTTTGATTTAGGTGTGGTATGTTCTCGGCACCACCTATAATTTCGCCCGAAGGGGCGAATACTAACGGAGTACGACCACCCGGTTGCTTAAATACTTCAAATTGATTCGGTGCGTTCTCTAAAAATTCATGCCAGTCACTATTCTCAGTAGGAAAATTACTATCGCCAATAATACCACTCCAAGTAGGAACGCCAAAACGACCCCTCGGGAACCTACCACAACGACCGCCCAAAGGGTCAATAAGGTGAACATTAACTTCAGAAAATTCATTCACCCACGCCCCCGTTAATTGAGTACTAAGTAAGCGCCGTTCATCCGCTGGTTCATCTAACGGCAGGAACAACCATTCGCTTCGTATATCATCAAAATTAATATACAAAGTACTTTCACTGACTTTCCACTCAGCAATCTCTTCCAGCCACATCATACAGTCTTTAAGTACGGTCATTTTTAACTGTGAGAGTGTTTGACGGACTACGGCGAACCGTGTGTGACGCAACCCGTCATCCCCCGGCACCTGCATAGCAGCCCTTCTTACGAGTTCCATAATACACGAAGTGGTTTTGCCAGAACCAATTGGGCCTAAAATGAGCCGTCCAAAGGACTGGCTCGCCATAAAAGAGCTAATGGTGGGTGGTGCGTCGTATTTTATACTAGTTGCTATGTCGGCACCACATCACTATAATTAGTGAGTAAAAAATGAGTGGGTGCCGTGTCAGAACCTGGGGGGCAATGAATTAACGGCACCCACCCTGCAAGGCGATGGACGGTTCCTTGCATTATTTTATGTTATAACATTAGTTTGATTATGTCAATAGTGTTATTTGGTTTTTGTTTTTTTATTTTCTCATTTATGGAAAATGCAAGCGGTAACAGTTTTTTATTTTTTTGGTTTGTACGTTTTTTGTTTTTGGGTGATCTGAGTGTTTGAGACCTAATAACGGCCGGTCGCACCCCCCTGCCATGTCCAACTCGGGGTGGGGTCGAGCCGTACTCCATATGTCCGATGTGGAATTGGGACAAAAAAAGAGCGAGCGCATTGCTGCGCTCTATGCATAGTGTCCAACAACTCTATGTCCAATGATACCATCAAGCCTAAGAGCATTCTTGCAATAGGCTGGCGGATAGATAGTGATAGGATGCTTGTTGCTAATCCAAACATCGTATAACAATTCAAGCAACTCACGCCATTCATCCTTTGTCTTAGGGTCAGCATTGATTGAACGTCTGTAGTATCTAGTATGTGACTTGCGATATTCATGCCATGCCTTTGTGTCTAGCAGATGTTGATATTTCTTTACCATGTCCATTGCTGTAGCTCCAAAGTAAATGGGGCGCATTGCTGCGCCCCAATTATTCGATCACTTACCTTTCTTGGCGAGTGAACCAAAGTTGACCTTGCCCTTACCGCGTGTCTGCTTCTCGGGAACAACACCACAAGCAAGACCGTAACGATAAGAGAAGATCATCTTGCTGCCAGTCTCAACGTTACAAGCACTGGCGAAATCACTCTCAAAATCCGCCTTAGCCGCCGCCAAAGCTTCAATGGCATTGCGAAGCTTTGTGTATTTCACTTCCAAATTCTTTGGAAGCGATGACGGTTCAACGTTCTGCCATTCCACATCATCCTTGGCATTGGATGAAGCATTATTCGAGGGAATTGTGAACTGTGCCATTTCTGTAGCTCCTGCTTTCATCTATCAAATCGCCGCCTCGTTTGGCGACGGTCACTATGATAGTGAATTTGCCGAGCCGTGTCAAGCGAAAAAATTTCTCAATGAAATCAGAGGCTTGCGGATTTCCACAAGTGTTAATATAAAATAAAATAGAACGTAAATAAAATCCAGTTCTCGTTAGATCGAGCACTCATCAATATTATGTTAAGTAACCATAGCTCAAGTGTATGTCAAGTAGACAGAGAAAGCGTCTGATAGACCGAGATCGGCACAGCTAACCCATTGATATGACTTGTTTTTACCGTCTGGTAGCCATCGCTCACGGCAGTAGCAAGAATGTGTTATATATATATAATATATTGTAGAATATAGATCGTAGATTTTTGTCGTAAGGAAGTCACGGGCCTAATGCTCTTGATACTGAGACCGCCAACTAGTCTCAGTATCATCAACTGTCTCAGTATCATAAGCACCTAAAAGACCTTCTAGCAAACAGTGTATGCGTCTCTGCATTCTACATTACCCTGCCGAGCTAACCCATTGAAATCGTTCGATAAAATAAATTTAATAATGTTAGGGAAATGCTATTGACATTCACTTACATTCCGGTATACTGTCAGAGCAGTCGAGTAATAGGTCAGTGTTTGTTGGTGCCGTATGAGTATATTAAAAACACTTAACGGTGAACGATTGAGACCGCCAACTAGTCTCAAGAGCAGTAAGCACATGCAAGTAAGATGTAACCAATAGAAAGGATATAGATCAATGCCAAAACTTCGCCCTGCCGTTGATAGCTTAAAGGATGCACAGCGTCATATAGCAGTCTTTCGAGCACGGATGTATAAAACAAAAAATAATCAAGAACTATTGGCGAAAATAAATGAGATCGTATCTACATTAGATATAATAATTGCTAATACGCCAGATGAAAACGACACTATTACAAATAAACAACTCGATAATGCACTCAATTTAATTGATAAAGAGAAGAAAAAAACTATACCAAAAATCGACCTTCTCGCTGCCGTTAGACATATCTATTCTGCAACCAATTCGCGTGATGCGATGACCGCAGGATTGAGCTATGGTTTTTCACAAGAACAAATAAAAAAAGTGATGGTGAGGGCACCAGTTGATACGCCACTTGGTAAAGTAATAGCTAAACTTAAATCACAACCAATACCCGTATCACCTACACCCACACCACATTTACCACCTCCCCCTCCTGCCGTTAGAACACCTACAGCACCTGTAGTGTTAGAGGATGAGGAGGATGATGTCACTAATGATAGTGACAGTGATATTGATATGGACGATGAGTTAAGAGCGAAATTAGGTATATAACTATAACAGAATGGGAGAGAGCAATGCCAATACCTAAATATGTAAATGAATATAAAGCGTTGAATAGTTTAGATGGATATAAAGAGATACGGGAGAGTATGAATAAATTAATAACTGAACTAAATGAGCTAGAAGCAGAAGGATATGACACTAGGTTCGTAAAACGACCAATAGATATTATGAATGAAAAATTATATGAAATGAATGCGTTAACAATGCGTATGCAGTTGAGTAAACAAAAACCTTGGGAAAAATTAAATATTAGTCGGCAAACATGGATTAATGACCAACGGAAATTATATAATAATGAAAGCACACCTACACTTCGCAAGAGGTATAACAATGACTAACAATACAGACAATATTACTCAAGAGTTTATAGATGATTATATGGAGTTTGCTAGTGCCGTCAATCAATGTGTTACATGGCTCACTATTGGTGAGCTAGAGCAAGCAGTTGATATGATCGCACTAACATGTGGCATGGCTATTGGTATGGCGCATCGTGCCGGTATAACGTCATTTGCGTTACCGCCATTGCCGTCACAACACAATACACAACCAAAACAAAACAACTCACAAACAAAGCCGTGGGAGGCTATAGGTATAAGTAGGGCGACATGGTACAGGGACCAACGCCGTGCGCGTATAAATGATATAGAGCGTAATGAACACAATAAACACAATAAACACAATAACGAGTAGTTGCTGCCGCTTGACACGCGGCCCAAATTCGGGTATACTTGGCGGGTCAGTAACACACAACACCATATACAACATATGGAGGCTGCGCCTCCAAGCAAACATAGGAGCTATACATGTTCATCGAATATAACTGGACTGCCGGGCGGTATATTATTCGGTTCGGCAACACACCTACCAGTATTGGCAATGAGCGTTCATGGGCCACATTAAGCGAAGCTGATGCTGCATTGCGTAAACGCGGTCTATGTGTCGGTATTAAACTCGACACTCGTACTTGGCTCGTTGCTAATGTGCGTAAAGTGTTGGAGGCTCAACAAGCGATGGAGAGCAATCAATGAGCGTTGCACAGACAAGAGCGGCACGGCGGAAAATATTATTGCGTTATGGCAACAGCCGTAAACGCAGTGTGGCGGAGGCTATTGCTGCCGCTAGACGTGCTGCTGCACGTGAAATGAACTACAGTAAAAAACCAAAAACCATTAAACGCTAAAACTATTTGGGCGCATTACTGCGCCCTATTTGGCAATTTGCCACAATACTAACTATAGTGAGGAGCTACATATGGACGAGGATGACAAGTGGGTATTAAAAGTTGTTGGGTTTATAATTTTACTATTCATCATTTTGCCGCTTATTTTTGGTAAACGTGATGAATGTCATCAAAACCCATATCCACCGTCATGTGACCTTGGTAACGATCACGGGTACTAACATCACTAACAATAGTGAGGGGAGATAAACTCCCCCACTACACTAACAACTAACAGATGGAAGAGAACAATGGATAAACACACAATAACCCGTAACTTTATATGTCCGCAAACTGAACAACCATGTATTAGGTCAGATTGCACAGCTAAACACTGTGCAGCACAACCGAAGATTATTCCACCTAAAATATTATACCCCGAAACACGCAAATCAGTTGATCGAACTGATACCACACAATACACATTAACACGCCGCAAACGTAACAAGTCATTGCCTGTGCTGCCGAAACGACTCAGTGAGCTAGTTGGTGAGAATAGATTAATTAACGTTGACTATCTTAAAATCGATCATACTTATCAACGTCCAGTTGATCCATATCATGTTGAAACTATAGCTAATAACTTTGATCTTAAAAAACTATTTCGTATTGCTGTTAATGAACGTCCTGATGGTGAATATTATATACTCGACGGTCAGCAACGTGTTAGTGCTATACGTTTACTTGGCGGTAATTATGAAATTGATTGTGTTGTATATCATTTAGCAACAGTTGAAGAAGAAGCGGCATTGTATTATCATTTGAATTGGGACCGCAAAAACCCAAGCGCGTATGACCGTTGGGTAGCAAGACTTGCTCAAAAAGACCCGGATGTTATGCGTATACAGCACGAACTTAACATAGCTGATCTAAAACTCGGCAAGTCAGGTAATGCGCTGCGTACTATTAAAGCTGTTGGTACACTCAATATGTGGGTTGACTTGGATGTTGAGGTATTGTCAGTAGTTATAATGATATTGGGTAAATTCACTTATTTGGAGCCTATTGGTGCCGAAGTGTTTAGCGGTCTGTGTGCTACTGAATATCATTTGCGAAAGCATAGTAATTCACTTACAAGAGCACGCTCAAATAGAGAGACATGGGCTAATTTTTTACTTACTAAGGGTTATACTATACTTCGTGAAGCTTGTAATAGATACCAGAGTGAGCGTATAGGTCTAGGTGGCGGTGGGGCAAGTACAAGTAAAAAGGCTGCAAAGGGTATTATTGAGTTGCTCAATTATAATATGAAAAGCAACCGTTTACCGCAAATAGAGGAGTGAGTATGATGGATCACGATCATATGGAAAATGCACCCACTCAAGTTGCTATCATGTACTATATTGGTAGGATCACTGGGCATCTCGATAAAGCACGTCAATTCATTGAAGAACAAGAGTTAACTATGGCTGATAGAAAAATTGCTGACGCTTTGGATTACTTGAAACGATTAGAGAAGAAATGGGTCAAATCCCAAGAGCGAGGGGAGTGATGGCAATGGCAACACGTAAACATCGCAGTTCAACATCAGGTCAGTATATGCATGGTGATACTATGCGTACTTTAAAAATAAATCTGCGTAATTTGAGAGAAAATATAAACGCTATAAATAAATTGCAAAAAGAGATGAATGAGAAGCAAGAGATACTTTACCGTAATCTTTATTGGTTGCGTCATTATATTGGTGAGGAGTAAACTATAATGCCGATGATAACAAACCAGCAAATGCGTAAAGCACTAACTATAGTGATCGACATGGCAAAACAGCAAATATTGTTGGATGCTCATCATGGCATTACTGATAAATATGATGAACAGCAAAAAGCTATTGAACTTGTTGAACATTTGCGTGATGTGATGTTTATGCATAACTTGACACGAGCGAAGGATGAACCAAATGCCTAAAGATTTATGGACTGGCCGAAACTATATACATACATGCACATGCGGCAGCGAGCAGCGAGCATATGAAGAAAAGGATGCAAGAGGTATATTTTTATGTTTCGCCTGTAACCAGTGCCGTAAAGAGAAATTATCGCAGTTTCGTGATGATGTATTAAATGATATTAACTATTGGCATGATGAGCCAATTGATGAGTAATCAATATATCCAATTTCGACTTATACATATGCCATGTTGTCATATACTTATATGTTGGGTAAACCCACGTCGGCCAATGTATTGCCCTGAATGTGGTACTAGAATATTTCATTATTTTCCTAGAGAACAATGGGAAGCAACGTATTCAGAAGCATGGCTGAAAATAAAAAACGATGATAAAGCTGACTATATATGCGAATAATGGAGAACAGTGATGAACGAGAATACAATACTTGAGATTACATATACGGCAGGAGACGAAATACATATTAAACTCAATATGACAAAGCTATTAACATATACTGATGAACAAATACATAGTATTGCAACACATGAAAGTGCTCATTTGTATTATAATATCGAACGAATGGTCTTAGATGCTAGAAAGCAACTAGAATTAAAGTCAGAAAAATAAATCAAAAACATAATGTAAATCCTATTGACATTAAAGAGCATTTATTGTATAGTGTCGCAGGGGATAGGAGGACAACACACATGAGACGATTGCTGCTACAGAGCAGGCGTAGCCTGCTAACTACTGCGTTACTTGTTGCGTTCGGTGCCGCTCCTGCTAACGCAAGACTACAGTTGAGTATCAACGCTAACGGTTCGACGTTCAGTTGCTTTGATGGGCAGCTTGGTTGCGATCAAAGTGGTGGTGCTAATAACTTGTTAGTTATTAATACTACTATCGGTGGTGCATTTGTTGAGTTAGCTCTCGCACAGAGTTCATTCGGTTCACCTGTACAAGAGTTACAGTTATCGTCAAGTAATATTCTCAATCTTTCAGGAGCACCTATCGATATTAAACTGTTAGCGAGTGACACTAACTTTATCGGTCCAGTGTCATTTGTGCAGGAGAGCGCGAGCTTAACGTTCAATAGAGCTATTGGCTCGCCAGCATCTACATTGCAGTTTTGGGCTGATCCACTTAATACCCAAGGTGCAAACCCAACGAATACTCCGGGTACATTGTTGGATACTGTGAACGGTACGCCGACACTTGACCCTGATAGTTTCAGCGGCACTCATGTAACTGCGTTTAATGCGCTTACACCGTTTAGTATGACGGAGGGTGCGTCACTAAACTTAGTGAGCGGTGCATCTGTTACAGGGTTTAATCAGTCAATGCAGACTGGTGTGCCAGAAGCGTCAACATGGGCCATGTTAGCAATGGGGTTCATGGCAATGGCGTTCGGTGCCGTTACTCGTAAGCGTATGCGGTTATATTGATAACTAACTAAGCAAACGAGCCGGTAGATACAACTATCGGCTCGTTTTGTATGTATAACACAATACAACATAACACAACACAAAGTGAACGAGCATGAGCGAGAAGCATATACTTATATTTGGTAATCCTGTCGATGGTCTTACATTCGTTGGACCATTTGATACTCACGAAGAAGCGGTAACATATGGTGAACCTATAGCAGAAGAATGGTGGGTGAGTGAGTTAGATGAACCAACAAATGAGCCAGAAAATAAAGAAGAGTTATGTCCTGATTGCGATCACCCGTGGAGTGAACATACACAAAATGTTCATGGTACATGGGTGTGTCAACAGTGTAATTGTCGTACATTAGCGCAGCCAGCCGAGGCTTCGGAAAATCAGGAGTGAGGCTGCGACGATTTCTGAAAAAAGTTCTTGACATTCAAAAAGAAACTCACTATTATAGTGAGGTCGGCGGAGCAATCCG